ATTAGCTGGTCATGGTGGCTTGTACTACTGCCGGAGATTTTAGCATTTGTTGTCTATGCAATCATGGTGATTTCGGCTGTCGTGGTTAATGCAAAGGTTACAAAGTCAATGAAAGATTTTGACAGAAAGTGGGGATTGTAAGATGGAAAAACGTAAATTTAAGGTTGGAGAAAGATATACAAGCAAATTGTTTGTAGACAAGGGTGCAGTAATTGAAATCACAGAAATCAGTGGTGGCACTGTTTTTTACAAAGATGTAGTTGGGGAAAGCATTTGTTTAAAACATTTCCAAATAGGTTCTATATTCTCTGCCGCTTTAGAAAAAGTAGACACAACTATTGTCATCTACCGCAAGGACAACAAAGTGATTGCGCTGGACAAGTCCACTGGCGAGAAAGCAGAAGCAAACTGCAATCCTGCTGATGAATTTGATTTCCGTACTGGTGCTAAGTTGGCTTTTAATCGGCTGATGGGCGAGGATGCGAAGCCTGATAACGGTGTCCGGGAGGTTAAGAGAAAAGCTAAAGTCGGTGAGTACATCAAGGTTGTTTGTGCGATGCCTTGTTTGATTCCTTATAAAAACGGAGATATTTTCAAAGTAAATTGCGTTACGACATCAGGATGTATTTGCAAAAAATCTGAGGAAAATGTTGGTTTATGGCACAGCGAGTACGTTGTCCTTGAAAACTACAAACCGGAGAAAGAACCGGAGAAGAAAGACGAAATCTGCGTGGGAGATACCGTAAAAGTCAAGGATACCGGTAAGCAGTACAATTTATACGGTACATGGAGTGGTCTTTTAGGATACGAACAGAATTTTGTAATAGATTCAGATGTAAGCAAAGATGATGAATACAAAGTTTTAAGAATTAAAAAACATGATAGGTTTGCAAGTACTATTGCACTGATTCAGAATCCCAAGACAACCCAGGTATTCATCATAGGAATTGACGGCATCAAGAAGGTAGAAAGGTAGGTAGAAACATGGCAGACGAAAAGAAGCAGGAAAACACAGGAATTGTGGAATACGAATCAAATGGGGAAATTGTAAAAATTTCCCCAACAACGGTAAGAAAGTACCTTGTAAGCGGTGGTGGAAACGTATCGGATCAGGAAGTAATGATGTTTATGTCTCTTTGCAGATATCAGCATCTTAATCCTTTTTTGAAAGAAGCATACCTCATTAAGTTTGGAAACAATGATCCTGCTACGATTGTTACCGGAAAAGATGTTTTTACAAAAAGAGCCGATGCAAATCCGAATTATGCAGGAAAAAAAGCAGGAATTATTGTTCAGAAGAAAGATGGTTCCGTTGAAGAAAGAGAAGGATCTTTTGTCCTTAAGGACGAATCTATTGTAGGAGGTTGGGCGAAAGTATTTATAAAAGGAAGAGAGACACCGGAGTACCAGTCAGTATCTTTCGATGAATATGTTGGAAGAAAAAAAGATGGAACAATCAACGGTCAATGGTCTAAAAAGCCTGCAACAATGATAAGAAAAGTTGCTGTTGTACAGGCCTTAAGAGAAGCTTTTCCGGATAAATTCCAAGGTTTGTATGCACAGGAAGAATTTCCTGATGTTTCCGATGTGAAACTTGATGTGGAAAAAGTTGTGGCAGAAGAGGTACAGGCAAATGCAAACACTATCGAGTTTCCTGACACAACATTTGAGGAAGTACCGCAGACCGCAGAGACGGACATTTCCAGCGCAGAGACACCGGATTGCTTTAAGTAGGAGGTTGCCATGAGAGTTATATCGCAGGATGGGGCGATTGATGTTCCGTATGAAAATTTTGTCTTTGGAATTATAGAAGATAATTCCATTGTTGCAATAAGAGAGACCATTGCCCGACCATCAGAAATTGCGCAGGGTGTTGTTGCTACATATTCCGCCGCAGAAAAAGCAAAGAAAGCTATGGAAATGCTTAGAAAAGCATACGTTAGTATGCCGATTCTTTTTCAAAATGTTGAAATTACAGAAGATGTGGTAAAACAGTTTGAAAAATTGAAAAATAGTGGAATTATAGTTCAAACCATGAACAATGAGCCATCAAAAGTTGAATATGTAAATAACTGCATATTTCAGTTTCCGAACGATGACGAAATTGAGGTAGAAACATGAAATTGAAATGTTTAGGCTCCGGTTCTTCCGGTAACTGCTATCTTCTGACTGCAGATAATGGCGAAACGCTTTTACTGGATGCAGGACTTCCTATCATGGACATAAAACGTGGTCTTAACTGGAATATTAAGTGTGTTGTGGGTGCGATATGCACCCATACGCACAAAGACCACTCATTATCCGTATCAGACCTTAAACACATGGGAATAAAGGTGTGGCAACCGCAGTTAGACCATTCAGTACGTGAAATACAGATGGGAAAATTCCACATATTCTGCTTTCAAGTGCCACACAACGGCACAGAGAACTACGGATTTTTGATTATGGTTGATGGTCAGAAACTTCTGTATCTGACAGACCTTGAATATTGCCCGTATGTGTTCAAAAAACAGCGGTTAGACCATATGCTAATCGAGTGCAACTATCAGAAGAAATATGTTGACATTGATGCACCTAATTACGTTCACAAGGTAAAAGGTCACTGCGAACTGGAGACTTGCAAAGGAATTGTAGAAGCAAACAAATCAGATGCCTTGCAAAACATCATATTGTGCCATTTAGGCGGTGATACAACCGATGCTGATGAATGTGTCGCAGAGGTAAAAAAGATTGCTCCATTGGCGAATGTGGACTATGTGGCGGCAGGCAAGGAATGGATTTTACGGAATGGAAAGGAGTGTCCGTTTTGAGTGACTGGAAGAAGATATACGCTAAAAAAGCAGAAGCAGTGAAACGCATCAAAAAAACTTGCCCTACAATACCTAACGATAGTGGAATCTATCTTTTTTACAGAACGGACGAAGCAGGAATAAAAAGGGGATACTGCGGACAGGCAGTTGCCTTGTGTGACAGGTGCGCTTCTCATTTGCTTGAATATGATCATATAGCACTTAGCCTTAAAAAACATGGACTTTGTACAGAAGATAATCCGTCCGGTTGGAATATTTGGTATCACTTAGTTGATAAAGAACATTTAGATGAAGAGGAAGTAAAGTACATTAAAATGTTTGGTGACCAAGGAATACAAATGTACAACATTACAGCAGGAAGCCAAGGACAAGGGAAAATGGTAACTGGTGTAATGAAGCCGGGAAAAGGTTACCGTGATGGATTGGCACAAGGCAAAATCAACCTTGCAAGGGAATTGGCGAACATTGCCGACAAGCATCTGGTCATCGGATTGAAGCCTGAGAAGCAGAACAATTCCGTGTCGCAGAAACAGTTTGCGAAGTTTATGGAACTTTTGCATGGAGAAAAGGATGGTAAAAGTAATGAATAAAACAGACTATGAAGTACTTTTACAATACGTTGAAGAAACTGACAAGGAGTTTTATGAATCTCTTTCTACTCAAAAACAGATTATGTATCTTTGCTATCAATATGGAACTGAATCTTTTAAAAAGTACTTGTTTAAGTATAGATTTCAGCAAGTCTGCAATAAATTAAAGGAGTTTTTCAGAAAATGGTGAAATACAAAGGCGAATGCTACGGATGTGCAACGAAAGCTTATCCATGTCTCGGCAATAGGTGCCCGAACATAAATGTGAAACATTTGTATTGCGATGATTGTAAGGAAGAGGTAGAGGAACTTTACGAGTTTGACGGTGTACATTTTTGTAAGGAATGCCTGTTAAATCAATTTGAGAAGATTACATGAGTGAAAAAAATTACGATTGTAGCTGTTGGAATGAGTACCCAAACACAATGCACTCAATCAACGGACGTACTCACAAACCGTATCAAAGTGGTAGATGGAAATGTGTTGATTGCTACGAATATGTAGGAAAATCAGAATACGGTGCTACTCATTGCAAAAGGAAAGAGCCAGAACTTGAAAAGAGGTGATACATAAAATGCCAAAACGATATGACAATCCGCAGGAAATTTTGAAAATCATGCGGCAGACAGAACTTTTGAAGCAGTCTGCGAATAGAAGTCCATTCACCGGAATACTGACACTGTTCTGCTATACCTTGTGGAAAGACTATAAGTACTCACAGACGAGACTTTCCGACTTTTGCGGTAAATTCACCGAATACAATGAAAAGTACGAGAATGAGCCTTATACGGAGTTACAGAGCAGGCTTAACGATTTTGCAGACTGGACGATTGAGTACAAGGAATTTACCGAAGCTGATTATCCACATTACAAGTCGGTTGTAGCGCAGAAATGCATCCAGGAACAGGTCAGATGTAACAATCTTATCAATGAGTTGTCCACAAGGTACATCCTATATGGAATGGTAATTCTTATGGAAGATGGATTCGGTAAGAAGAAGCTGACGAATTTCAAGGATAAGTTTTCTGACCACATGGACAAAGCCGGAGACAAGTGCAACGGAAAGGATTTCATGGACTTGTGGAGAGAACTGGTGGAAAACACCGGAATCTATATTGAGAAGCCTATATTTGACTAAGGAGTTCTAAATGGCAGAAAAACGAATGTTCAGCGCAAAAATAATTGAGAGTGATGCTTTTTTGGATATTCCTGCTACGGCTCAAATGCTTTATTTTCACATCTGCATGAACGCTGACGATGACGGATTTGTAAACAACCCACGGAAAATCATAAGGATGTGCGGTGCTTCAGAAGATGATTTGAAATCCTTGATAGACAATAGATTCCTTTTATCTTTCGATAGTGGTGTTATGCTTGTAAAACACTGGCGCATTCACAACTACATTCCACCGGATCGTTACAAGCCGTCATGCTATATGGACGAAAAAAGCAAAATAGGTGTGAAACTAAACGGATCATACACTACAGACCCTAAAAAGATGGTTTCCCCAGTAGAGGGAAATCCGAAAAAGAGTTGTTACGACAAAGAAATCAAACTTGATAAGAGGTGATATAAATGCAGATGACAGGTTATGAATTGTTGGCGAATTATGAAAAAGCAGAGGACAAGGATAAACAGATTCAGATTCTTGCGGATTTGAACCACATTCCGGTTGACATGGTGTGTTTTGTGATTGACAACAGAGAAAAATTTGAAAATTTGGAGACACCATTGTCCACAGAAGAATTTGCAAAGTGGTGTGAGACGGAACTTGACCGTGTGGATGCTCATATCCATGCACAGGAAATATATTACAGAGAAATTTGCAATGTATACAGAATCGCAAGTACATACGGAAAAAGGAGTGTAGCTGTATGAGAGAGGGAACATGAAACTTTCAGAACGGTGACTTACTATACATGGATACACACCCGGTTGCTGATGCTATTAGAATCGGACGCACAAAGCCGTATGAGTGCAGCTATCCAGTGATGGCGGAGAGACCGAGGATTCCGGAAAGGAGCAAGGATGGAGAGACTGACAGAAAGAAATCCGTCATGGATTGATGATGAAATGTGGGAAAGGGCATGCGAACCGGATTGTGAGGCAATAGATGCAGTTTATCGAAAACTCAAAGCCTATGAGGATGCCGAGGAACAGGAATTGTTACTGCGGTTGCCTTGCAAGGTGGGAGATACAGTTTATGTAGTCACTTCTCCATTTAATGTGTTTGATGATATTGAATATGATGAGAACATGAAAGACGAAGTCTATGAAGCTTATGTTTCTAGTGTATCATTTTATGAAAGCGGAGAACAATATAGAATTTACGCTAAGGTAACAAATCATTTTATAGGAGTATATTTTAGAGAATGTGATTTTGGCAAAATAGTATTCTTAACAAAAAACGAAGCCGAAGCCAAGCTGGCAGAAATGGAAGGTGCGGAATGAAGAGAGAAGAAGCTATCAAGGATTTGGACATTATCAGGTTTAATCCTCATTGGGATGAACTTGTAAATGAAGAATATCGAAAAGAACTTATGGAAATGGCAATCACTGCCTTGCAGAATCAGCCAGTGTGGATTCCAGTAAGTGAGAGACTGCCGGAAGAATCTCTTAATAGTGTAATAGGATGGGATACATATCGAAACCGTTGTTGCTTTGTACAATATTTGGGAGGACGGTTTGTCCTCGGTGATGATAATGATAGCGTAAATGTCACAGCCTGGATGCCACTGCCGGAACCGTACCGGGAAAGCGAGCCACATAAGCAGACCAACGCAGACCGGATCAGGAGCATGACGGACGAGGAGCTAGCAGATTTTTTAGTAACAGTAGAAACATACGGTTATCACGACCAGAGTATATCGGGAACCTACGAGATGAATGAATGGCTTTTAATGGAAAGTGAGGAAGAAGATGGCAAAGTGTAAGAATTGCAAACATCTGCATACCATGTACGACCGTAGAGATTTGATGATCGGGAACCGCTAGAGGAGTAGATCATGACGGAGAATGAAGCAATTGAAGGACTTGAGACTTCTATTGATTTAGCCAAAATGTGTACACAGAATTACGAGAGAAAAAGAGAAATTCAAGGTTACAAGATGGCAATCAAGGCACTGGAAGAAGTTCAGCAGTACCGGCAGATAGGTACGGTGGAGGAATGCCGGAAATCAGTAGAAATCTGCAAATCTATGATTGGGAGAAACATCACACCGGAGAACATGGAAGAATACATGAAATTCGAGGATTAATGTATAAGTGAAGGATTTACATTTAATAGCCTGTTGGAAGCAAGAGAGAAGTAGACAGTCAGAGGAATGAAACGGAGGTAGGTTGATATGCCAAGTTTTGAATTAAAACCGGAGCACATAAAGATTATGACAGACCTTAATTTTAGAATCTCTATTTTAATAGATTCTGAGGATAGGTATAGACCGGCAATAGATGTTAAAAGACCATTTGGGAACAGCGGCCCCACAACAAATGTGTGTGAAATCATGGGATGGCACTGCGATGAAGAAAGTGGAGAATACGCTGCTGAGGATATTGAAAAAGCCGAAATGCTCATTATCGAACTTCCAGTTGCTTTGCAGATCGTGATGCAAAACCACACATTTGAACCCGGAGAGTATGAAGTAGGGGAATATTCCTCGGCATACTTCAATTATGTTCACATTCGCAATTATCACGCATTAAAATCTCCTATCGCAGAAATAGAGGAAAAATATAAAGACTGCGATCAAATGGAAAGGTTACATGAAGTTTGTATGAATGTATCTGGCGATAACCCGTGGAAAGTGATTGACGATCTGAAATGGTTTGCCCAGACCGACTTTCTGGCAGATGCAATAGCGGTATTTGAAAAGCATAGAGACGAACAAATCCTTGATGAATGGCTGAAAACACATGACAGATATGATTATTGCAAGAATTGTGGTCAGAAATTAGATTGGAGGGATGAAGTATGAGTGAAGAATTAAAGCCGTGCCCGTTTTGCGGCGGAGAAGCAAAAAAACAAGCAGTTAAAACGACAATATTGGGCGATACCTATTGGGGGA